ATGCCTGCCCGCGCGGGTACCACTACCGACATGCCTGCCCTGCACCGTCGCCTTTACAACGGGCATTGGGCATGCCTGCCCGCGCGGGTACCACTACCGACATGCCTGCCCTGCACCGTCGCCTTTACAACGGGCATTGGGCATGCCTGCCTTTCACTGTTGACGGTGTCAACGGCAAACGAGCATGCCTGCCTTTCGACCGTCGCCTTTACAACGGGCATTGGGCATGCCTGCCTGTCACGGTTTCATCCAAGGAAAAACATTTGGTACTTTTTCTTGCGCGGCTTCGGGTTCTGGGACATCAGTGTCACTGCGTTGAACGTGGCCATCAAGGGATCTATTTTCGCGGAGCCGGCAGCCTGCTTCGTGATAATGATCGCATTTCCACGTGGCTCAACTTTTGCGTTGCTAACGCACCAGGACATCATTGGCCGATTGCCGTGAACCAACCCGCCCTCGGCTAGCCTGCGTTCAGTTGTCTTGATTGCGCCGACGAGTCGCCACCCCTGAGGGATGCCTTTGATTCGCTCGACGTCAATCTTTAGCTCAACAATGGCGTCCACAATCGCGCCAATGCCGGCCTGATCGACACCTATTGTGTCCAGCAGCTCCGACGCCTCAATCTGCTCCACGTAGTCCACTACTTCTGCAATGTCGTCGCCGATTGTCTTGACGATGGTCAGATCGCCGTCGCGCTCGAAGTCTTTGAATCGGTCCGCCTCTGACTTGCGGCGCTCCAGAACAATTGGATGCACCCATGCATGTGCCCAGTGCAGCCACTTTCCGGTTTTCTCTTCCCTGCCAAGCACGCACATGCCAAGCATGTCGTCCAGTCCGCCGCCGTCGATGCCAATGGTGACCACGTCAGATCGCGCCAGCAGGTCGGTGAGCGAAACGGGGTCTGGTGTCTCGCGCGTCCAGAAGTCCGCGCCTACCCAGCGATCACTTCGAAGCGCAAGGCCAATCTCAATATTCAGATGCTTGGCGACGAAGCCGCGCACTGAATCCTCACCTGTCTCCTGTGCCTTCAGCAGCTCGCGCTCAAGGAACGCTCTGTCTACTGACGCGCCCATGTTTGGGTTCGTCACGTAGAAATTGTTGGGCTGCAAGTACGCCTTGGACTCAAGCATTGGCTGCGGAAATTCGTACAGCACAGGCAGGAACCGATTGTCGGAAATCCGCCCGTCGCGCACGCCGCGCGCGTAGTGCAGCTTGGATCGGAAGATACCCGCGGGCGGCTCATCCGACTGGGTGGACAGAAAGATGGTGAAGCCCTCAGGGCGTGACGCAAGTCCGCCCGTGGCTTCGCGCAACATGTTCTCAGCGTTGGCGCGCTTGCCCAGCAACCACAGCTCGTCCACCAGAACGCCGGTGGCCTTCTTGCCACCAACGGTGTCGTTGTCCGCCGCCACCACCTTCAGGGACGCGCCAGTCAGCCGGTGAGTGATCGTTCGATAGTGCTCCTGCACGTGGAGCAGATCGGACAGCTCGCGGTCGGCGCGCACCATGTCACGCGCCGGATAGAATGAGTTGTTAGCGACTTCTATCGTCGGCGCAAGAATCAGAAATTCCGCGGATGGTCGCCAATTTCGAATCAGCGCCGTGAGCATGACCCCCGCGGCTGTCGTGCTCTTGGAATTCTTCTTCGACACCAACAGAAAGAATTCCGTGATGAGCCGTTGACCGGACTCGGGATCGTAAGCGCCGAATACCGCGCCCACGAAGTCCTGCAGCCACTTGCCAAAAATGTCGCCCATCTTCGGGCTGCCGCGCACGTCTACAAGTCTCAGCTCGCGGTAGACCCGAAGAGACGCTTCTGCCTCCTCCGGGAATAGCGGCTCAAATGGAATCAGGGATTGACCCTGCTGTAGCCGCCGCTCCCAGTCTGGACAGGACGTCGACCACTGCTGCATCAGTTGTTATTCACAACGAGGCGCGGCATGCGCCCTGGCGCGAACCGACTTCCATCGCTGCCGACCTTTTCCGCAGCCTCAAGGCGCTCCTGCTTTTTCGCGGGGGTCTCATGACCGCTTTCCCAAGGCCGATCGCTCCAGCCGGCACGGGCCTTCATCCAGAAAATCGCTGCGGCTACATTGGGTGAGCGCGGGTCCGTGGCTTGACGGAACAGGCTCTGCGCCACTTTCGCATTGGCCTCCGATTGCCCAGTGTCCAGCTCGTGCCGGAAGTATTTGCGCAACGTGGGCGCTGTGATGCCGACAATCCGCGCAATGTCCAGGTGCGGGATTCCCATTGCGGTCAGCGTGCGCACCTGCGCGCGTTCCTTGTCTGTCGGTTGATACTTTGGGCGGCCCATCTTTGCCTTGGGCTGCTCGGTCTTTTCGTCTCGGTCTGTTTCGTCACTCATATATATGTGGTGTCTTGAGTACAGACAGTGTCTGTATAGGTACCCAGTCCATGCCTCCTGGCAAATAGCCCCTCCCTGGTGTCTGCAGCTGGTTTTCCCTGGTTTTGTCCAGATTTCGGTCCCTCGGTCAACGAGTTACGAGCCTTCTCCCTGGTATTGAATGCTACAGACAGTGTCTGTATGATTGTCGGGTGGGTTTACACCCCCACCGGAGGAAGACTTGAGATGGAGACCGATGTCATGCGTATCGCGTTGACGGCACAACGTCTGCACCTGGGAGTGCCAGAGTTCTATGGCGTTGTGATCAACGAACATGCGGCCGAAGTCTGGACTGGCCCAGGCCGCGCGACGATTGCTCTGGCAGAAACGGATGCGAATTCTGCTGCCGAGTCACTGACCATTCCCACAGAAGTGTGGGCCGCTTCTCGCACAGGGAGACAGTAATGACCATGAACCACAGCACCCCCCGTGGCTTTCAGACTTGCTACGAGGTCGGCGGCGACAAGTCGATTGGCGAATTCCGCGTCCTGTCAGACCGCCCCCGGTCAGGCTCCAAGGAATCGCGCAGCCATGCGGCGGCGCTTTTCAATGCAAAGGGCCTGATTGTCAAAAAGGTCCAGGCGGTCCGACGTCATGGGCACACGTGGCTGCGTGTTTCCTACAACGTTCGCCGCAAGGCCAGGGAAACGAAGACCGGCACAGAAGCGCAGCTACGCAGGCTCGGCAACCGCCGCGGCGTAATGGTTACCCCGGTCAAGAGTCGCCCCGGCGTCTTTCTGATCAGCACGATGGTCGCCGTTTACTACTTCCAGGTGCGCTCATGAAGACCGTTCAATCCAGCACCTGGGAAGAGCAATCGCGCGGCTACCCGTACACAAAGACGGAGCGCGCGATACGCCGCCTTCAGCGTTGGTTCCGCGCCTGCATCTGGAACCAGGAGGCGCGCAACTTCGGCGCCGATGACCCGGCCGTGCTGGAGCGCGCATTCAACTGGCTCCACGAGCTGGTCCTGTGGAACGAGTACGCGCGCAAGTGGCGCTCTGCCTACTGCGCCCGCTTTGGTCACGGTAGCGCCTGGGTCGATGAATCCTATGGCGGCCCGGAGTCCGGGTGCATGGGTGGCCATTGCGACCGCTGTGGCCACAGTTTCCACACCACGCTTTACTGATCCCTCAGAAGCAGAAGGCCGCGCAGGCCCAATCACGTTCGATTGTCCACACAACTGGAGAGTTAGTTACATGACCACTTCCGCAGCCATTGTCGTCAAGCCCTCGCAGCTGACCACGCTCCTAACAAAGGCGTTTCCCGCGAAAGAGCCCGTGCTGATTACCGGCGCGCCCGGCATCGGCAAGTCAGAAGTCGGCGTCGGCGCGTGCAGCATCGTGGGCGCGGATCATCTGATCATGCACCCCGTGGTGTCTGACCCCACCGACTACAAAGGCATGCCTTGGGTTGAGAACGGCCGCGCCTCTTTCATTCCCTTCGGCGATCTGCACACGCTCATCAATGCCAAAAAGCTGACTGTCTGCTTTCTGGACGACCTCGGGCAGGCATCACCTGCAGTCCAGGCGGCGGCAATGCAGCTGGTCCTGGCGCGTCAAGTCAACGGCCACGCAATTTCCAAACACGTGGTGTTCGTTGCCGCGACCAACCGGCGCACGGATCGCGCGGGCGTGTCTGGCATTCTCGAACCGCTCAAGAGCCGCTTTACCATTGTCGAGCTGGTGCCCGACATGGACGACTGGTGCGCCTGGGCGGCGGCCAACGACGTCGCCGCGGAAGTGATTGCGTTCCTGCGCTTTCGCCCCGCGCTGCTGTCGAACTTCGAGCCTAATGCGGACATGACGCAATCCCCGTGCCCGAGAGCATGGGCGGCGGTGTCACGTTGGCTTGCCATCGGTCTGGCGCCGGAGCTGCAGCTGCCGACGGTTGCCGGTAGGGTCGGTCGTAATGCTGCCGGCGAGTTCGTAGCCTTCCTCCGCACCTGGGCGGAAATGGTCAGCCCCGACCTTGTGCTAACGACACCGGACACGGCGCCCATTCCCACCGAACCCGCCGCCATGTATGCGTTGGCCACTGCGCTTTCTGTGCGTGTCGCCCCGGCCTCCATGGGTCGGTATTGCCGCTACTTGGATCGTCTCGTGCAGGAAGGGCGGTCCGAATTCGCGGCGGTCAGTCTCAAGACCGCACTCGCGCGTGACGCAAAGCTGGCCAACACGCCGGCATATACGAAGTCGATGACTGGCGCGCTCGGCCAGCTGTTCATCGGTTCGCGTTGACCACATCCACACACTGAGGAATCGAAGACAATGACCACGAATCTTTCTGAGCGCGCCATGCTCGCGAACATCAGCATCAGCACTTGGGCCGCGACGCGCACGGACAAGAAAATCTCGCAGGAAGTTGCGGACCGTCACGCGGTCACGATGAAGCGTGCCGGCCACTACCGCAAACACTGCATCGACATTGACGCGAAGACGTACTTGGCCGTCAACAATGCCGGCGCCACGATGAGGGACCGCCATTACTGGTGGACGCTTCCCTGGATCGACAAGGGCGCGCGCATCCTGCCGGCGCCAAGCTTCGAGAAGTATTCCACGGACATGCGCGCGCACCGCGGCAAGTTCAACGCCGCAGTCGCCGACTTTGTCGCGGACTATCCTGCACTGAAGCAGGCCGCCATGAGCGAGCTAAACGGCCTTTACAATCAGCGCGACTACCCGCTCGACATCGGCAGCAAGTTTGGCGTGCAGCTGTCCATTCTGCCGCTGCCAGAGGCCGACGACTTCCGGGCAAACCTGCCGCAGGCTGACGTTGATGCCATCAGGCTGGGCATCACCGCCGACATGGAGCGCGCGATGGCGACGGCCATGCGCGAGCCATACGAGCGGCTGTATGAGCACGTCAATCGCATGGTTGACCGGCTGAAAGACCCGAAGGGCATTTTCCGCGACACGCTGGTTACCGGTCTCGCGGATCTGTGCACGGTCCTGCCCGCGCTGAACATCACAAACGACCGCACCCTCGGCGCGCTCTGCAAGAAAGCCGAGTCCCTAGTGGTCGGCCTGGACGCCCAGACTCTTCGCGAGCAGCCCAAGGTGCGCAAAGACGCCGCCAAGAAAGCCGCGGAGATCCAGGCCATGATGGCCGGCCTCATGGGAGACAAGTCATGACGGCCGTGGCACGTCTCGCCGATGCCCGCACGGCACTCGTGCTCGACCATCCGTTTTTCGGTTCGCTGGCCTTGCGCCTGACATTCAAGGAGGCAGGACCCAGCGTCACCACCACGATGGCGACCGATGGCCGCAGCATCTTTTACTCGCGCACATACGTGGAGGCGGCGACCGACGAGGCGCTTCTCGCCGACGTGGCGCACGAGGTGCTGCACTTGGCACTTGGCCACCACGTGCGACGTGACAACCGCGAGCCCAAGCGCTGGAACTACGCGGCGGACTACGCGGAAAATCCGATCCTAAAGGACGCGGGTTTCGCAGTAGGCGCCGATTGGCTCAACGATCCGGCCTACGCGGGTCAGTCTGCCGAGGCGATCTATGACTTACTCGCGCCTCAGCCGCAGCCCGAAGAGGAGGAGGAGCAGGACCACGACGACGACGGAGACGACGGTGGGCAGGGGCTGGCCAATACGCTGCCGCAAGCTGACGACGATGACGGCGACGATGACGGCGACGATGACGGCGGCGGCGACTCCCAGGGAGACCAGGACGGCCAGCCGGGCGATGACCAGTCAACCGGCCAGGGTAAGCCGGGCCCCGGCGGCGACAACGGTGTAGCCGATGTTCCGGGCGCCGTGCTCGACGCGCCAGACCCGACCGCAGACGCGGCCGAGTGGGAGGTGGCCGTGCTGCAGGCGGCACAGGCCGCGAAAATGATGGGCAACCTTCCTGGGGCTCTTGCTGCCGCGATCGAGGAGGCGACGCGCGCTCGCACGGACTGGAAAGCTGTGCTGCGTCGTTTCGTGCAGCAGACATGCGCGGCCGACTACTCTTGGCGCATGCCGAACCGCCGTTACTTGGCCGGTGGCCTTTACCTGCCAGAGCTGCGGTCAGAGTCCATGCCGCCGCTCGTGCTGGTCATTGACTCGTCAGCCTCCACGCGCGAATGGCAGGCAATGTTCTGTGACGAGATCAACTCTGTAGCGGCTGAGTGCATGCCGGAAAAAATCTTCGTCATGCATGCCGACGCAGCGGTGCACCGCGTCGATGAGTTCGCCCGCGGCGAGCCCGTGCAAATACCGGAGGTGCTTGGCCAAGGCGGTACAGACTTTCGCCCGGCCTTCGACCATTTGGACAAGGAAGGCATTCAACCCGCGGCAGTGATCTACCTGACGGACGGCGACGGCACCTACCCGAGCGCGCCCTATGGTGTACCCACTTTGTGGATGATGACGTGCGACGTGGTCGCGCCATGGGGGGAAACGGTCCGCCTGGAAGCCTGACCCCCCTCCCGTGGTCTACCTAGCCGAGACCCCCTGCGAGCCCCCGCAGGGGGTTCTCACTGGAGACCCCCACAGCTGCCCCCTTCCCCGTGCAGACCCCCGAGAGGGTCGCGCGACCCCGGCAGACCCCCCGCAGGGGGTTTAGCCCCGTAGCACTCCCACGGACCCCACCTCCAGGCAAAGCCCCCGAGGGGGTCGCGCGAGGGTCGCCGAACCCCCTGGCAGCCTGGAAACCCCTGCCAGCCCCTTGCTGGAGCCGTTTGTGTTGCTACAGACAGTGTCTGTAG